GGCCCAAACAAACCTTCCAGAACCCACTTGTGAGTTTGTGTTCCATCTAGTGTTCCTGTAAAACCAAATCGATATTTTGCATCACAGAGTTTGGTCATGATACTGACAAGAGACTTAGACTTGAATAAGTGAGCCTCATCTCCAATCACACAACCATATCTAGAAAAGAACTTTTTCTCCAACTTGTAGATTGATTGCCAAGTTGTGATGGTTACTGGACGATTATCGTATTTTTCTTTACCCGAATAGATCTTGTGACAATAACTTTCTGCATCCCAGCCGTAGTCTTCAAAGTCCTTGAACATCTGTTCAACCAGTGATGTTGTGGGGACTACCAGAAGAACATCGTGTCCTTTATCAACCATATATCTAACAATCGAATAGATCATCATCGACTTTCCAGAAGCCGTGGGAGAGATGAGTAACTTTCGATTAAATCTCAATGCATCATGAACACCTTCAATCTGGTATGGTCTTGGTTCATACCTAGTGATGGTTTTCATATAATCACCAACACCTTCAAGAGAAACCATCTCGTTCTCTTCAAAAGGTGTTCCGTAATATTTGTTATCAGTAAACTGATATTCGTAGTCGTATCTTCGACAGAAAGCTACAAGTTTGTCAAGAAGACCAACGTAGATCTCACCAGTTTGTGTGTTGAATAATCTTATCTTGCCGTCCCAATACTTATTTCGATACTGGGGCATAAACTTAGCCCCAGGAACATCGAAAGTGAACTCATCACTGAGTTCGTAGTAAACATGAGGTTCTGCCTCAACTCTCAGGTATACTTCATTTTTCTTAGAGATACTAATCATATCCACGAATAAACTTCTGCCACTCAATAGCATTCTTGATCTGGAACGTCCTGTTCTGGATCGTCTTGATAATATTCTCCAAGAAGTCAATCATCGTGTCGTAATACTCAATCTTGAGTTCGGCGTCAGTCAGTTTTTCGTCTGCATCCAGATATCTCTGTAATGCATCCTTTTCTCTTACCTTGTATGGGAAAGGATCGTCGATATAAACTTCTGGTTCAGCCTTTCCTGAATAATAAAGATGACGTTCGTGGAGAATACTTTGATACCTCTTCTTGGCTCTTGCGCGAAGAAGTCTTAGATCATTGAATAACTGATAGTATTTAGAATGTAACGAAGGGACCACCAAAGAGGCGGTGTGCAATTCATCAGGATCGATCTGGGAATCTTTCTCCCACATCTCCTGAATTGTCTCAAGGTTCATACTTCAACAAAATTTTTATCAAGGAGTTTGAAGATCTTGTACTTAAATGTTACTGATGCAGTAAAGTAATTAATATCAGTTTGAGTTGCATCAAAGTCAAGAGAGCTCAACGCGACAGGAAAGAGCCCTTCTAGTTTAACATATGCCTGACCTCTCAGGTTACTGTTAAGAATTTCTAACGTACCATCAGAGAATTCTGCATGAGGATTTTCTCTATCACCAATCTGGGGATAGTAATCATCATCTTGTCTCAGGTTAATGAATTGTTTTTGGCTATCTGGATAACCAAGTCCAATCATCCAGTTATAGATCTCGCTATAATTTTGCAGATCTTCATCAACAATAAAGTTGACACGAAAATCGTCATAGACCAACTTGTCTCCAGGAAGATCAATGTCCTTGAGGTAAGTTGGTTGCAATGCAGTTCCTAAAGTGATGCCTGGCAAATTTGCACCTACCGACAGGAAATCGACCTTAGGGCACTTATTGATTTTTAATTTAAATCCAACAGGTGACAGAAAGTTTCTGTTTGATACCTGTTCCAAACAGGGATTACCAGCCATGGGCTTTTATTTGTATTTAGACAAAAAAAGGGGGGTCCGAAGACCCCCCTGCACTATCCTTCACACGGTAAGGATATTTATATCACATCAGGTTCGAAACCTTGACGCGACGATAGTAACGGTTGGCGTTCTGCTGCAGACGGCCCAGACCTTGGGTTGTACCCTCGGCGAATGGGTTGGCGACCATGCCGTAACGGGTCTTGAAGCCGATCTTTGGCTGGAAGCTGTTCTCACCAACGGCGCGAACCATTTGGAGAGGAACGTATGGGCAGTAGAAGATACCAGCGTCATAAGGTGAAGAACCCTTATAACCAACAACGTAGTAGTGGTTGGCTTCAGCACCACCAGAGGCGGCATAAGGATCGATGTAGACGCGATACTTACCATTGATTGTACCAGCAAAGGTGTTGCCAGTGTCATCAACGTTCAGGTTAGCGTTCAGGGCAGGGGTGTAATCGAGTACACCAGCCATGGTCAGGGCAGAAGCGACATCAGCAGAAGTGATGATGACGTTACCCTTTCCTCTACGAGTTCTTTGTGCGATTGCGTTAGCGTCGCGCTCGATTTGGAACAGCAGACCCTTGAACTTCTCAACGGACCAACGACCATTGGAGTCAACGTCCAGGTCGAATGTACCAGCGGTAGCAACGTTAGCCTGAGCACCAGACTCAGCAACCTTGTAGATGGTACGGATGACTTCGCGGTTGATTTCAGCCAGGATCTCAGTTGACAGGATGTTTGCCAACTCAGCCTCGGCGTTCAGACCGTGGATAGCCTTGAGGTCTTGGGCGAGTTCCAGTGAGTACTCAGCCTTCAGGGCGCGTGACTTAGCGGTGACGGTGACCTTCTCGATGGAGAAGCCCATCTCGCGGAAGGCATTCGAGCCAGTTCCGTCAAGATTCTCAGAGTCACCAGTGACCATACCCTGACCAACAGAGTACAGGGCCTGGGATACGTCGGTTGAACCCAGAACTGAAGGGTTAGTACCCTGCTGAGGTCCAGTTGTACCGAAACCAGCGTTACGCGAGGTGAAGCCGGCGGTCAGATCCTGACCAGCATCCTGTGCGGAGAATGCCGAATCTGGCTCGTTGTAGAAGGCTTCGGTTCCAGTTGAAGGATCGCGGTCGGTTCCGTACATGGAACGCATTGCGAAAATCAGTCCAGTAGGACCGTTCATTGGCTGAACGCCTGCGATATCATAGGCGATCAGGTTTGGCATTGAACGTCTGATCAGGGAGATCAGAACGGGGTCGAAACCTGCGGTTGGGCCACCAGCGGCCGAACCAGCACCGAATCCACCACCAGCGCCAGCGGCGTTAGCGGAGTTGGTTGGGGTTTCGTACAGGAATTCTCTTTCTTCGCGCAGGAAGCGCTCTTGGTTTTCCAGCAGGCAAGCGGTTACCGCTTTACGATGGGCATCCTTGATATCACCAAGGCCTTCATGATTCAGAAGAGGTGCCCACTTTTCCTGCAGATGCTCTGATTGGAACATTTGCGTTTACCTATTTAAAAGTGTTAGTGTGTGTTTGATAATGTTAAATTCACTTCTTAGCGACTTGGTTCAGGATGTTCATGTAATGAGCCATAGAACCTGAATAGTCAGGGGCGGCTTCTTCTGTTAACACCTGATCCGAAGTCTCTTTCTGGACTTTCTGACCGAAGTATGACTCCTTCAGAGTAGCCAGTTTCTCACGATAAGATTCTTCGCTCTCAAACTCAACACTCTCGGCGAGTTGGGCGAGCTTCTCTTTTTGGCTCAGGGCAAGACCCTCAGCAACCTCAGATACGATCCCATCGGCAACCGACTCAGCAAGACGGTGATTCAGGGAGACATTTCTTTCGATCTGCTCGTTGAGTTTAGTCTCCATTTCATCAAGTTTGTTTACCATGCTCTCGACAACATCATATTTATCTTCAGGGATTGATACATAATGTGCTTCAAAAAGATCCTTCATGCCTGAGAGGAAGCTCTCAGTCATTTCGGACTTCAGACCGTGCTCGACGGCCAGTTCATTTTCTTGGAGCCATTCGTCAGCGACGTACTCCAGGTAACCATCAACGCGCTCAACCAGAGCAGCCTTAACGGTTTCGATTTCTTCTACGATACGCTCTTCGTTCTTAGCTTCCATCTCTTCTGCAATTTGTGCAACCTTTGCACTGATTGCAGCTTCAAAGATGGTCTTAGCCTTCTCTTGGAACTCTTCGGTGAGTTCTTCGCCAGAGAAGAGAGCGTTCATATCCTCTTCGATGTCGTACTCAGGAGTTTCGTCAACGATCTCTTCGGTGACTTGCTCTTCTTCAGCAACGACTTCTTGAGTCTCTTCTACCTCTTCGGCTTCTTCGCGAGCCATGGCAGGTTTTGCGCCACGATTAACAACGTCTTTTACAGTTGCGATCTTTGGCTCACGCAGTTTTGCGGAGTCATTATCCGATCTGTAATTGTCGGGAGTAGGTCCGCCGAGATCCTCATAGGAACCAGCACCCGATGTATCCATCGGCATACCAGCAGCAGCATTAGCGTTAACGGCAGTCTTGGATTGCGCAGTGCCTACTTCCATTTCTTGTAAATTTTGACCACGGGACATTTGAACTCTCCGATTAAGACTTTATAAGTGTAATTAATCTATCTTTATTTATAAATTAGAGATTTCCCAAGAAGTCTTGGAAAAGTCTCAGTTTGTTCTCTTGCAACTGTCTTGTGTTGACAAGAGTATTGATCTGTTTGTATGTTTTCTCAGCATATTTTTCGCGGAGAATTCCACCATCCCAGACCCATTCTTTACCTTCCATAATGCCATCTACGAAGGCATCAGGAGCAGAAGGATCTGCAACGATGTCAGCGGCTGTGGCGAGCATAAAGTCCTCACCAACAATGTTGACGCCCTCATTACTCATGCGGACAGAACCAACACCACGAGAAGAAACACCCAGTTTGACACCTTCATCAAGAAGGGACTTTGCAATGTTTCCCATCGGTGTATTTAGGATCTTTGCACGACCGATGAAATTGTTACCTTCACGACACAGAGAAGTGATCTTGTGAGATACACGATCCAGGTTTACTGTAGGTCCATCAGGGTGACCCAGCTCACCAAGAGCACGACCCTTTTGAATAAAAGTTTCGTTGTAACGGGCTACTTCTTTCTCAAGGGTTGAACAAGGATACATTCTTCCGTTGCGATTTTTGATATCGCCTTGGAGGAATACACCTTCGATATAGAGGTTCTTCTTACCGTTGCGTTCTTCAACGATAACTTCTACCTGTTCGATTTCTTCTCTGATCAGTTTCATTGTTCTTATTGAGTGAATGCGATTTTTACAACCTGTACTGTTCCACCAAGTACATGAATAAGATCATCAGGTCTTTTTACAACGATGTCTTGAGTGTTCTGCAACATAGTGAAGGTTGAAAAACCAACAAATCCAGATGTTTGAAGACCAACAACAACACTTCCACCAGAAGCATTGGTTACTCGAACAACGCTGGCATTACCAACACTTGTACT